TATAGCAGATGCTCTAGCTACAATATAAGATTGAATAGGTTGTGGTAGATATTCATAATTCCATTCCCATAGCACATCAATGTAAAGCGTTCCATCTCCCCATTCATCTGTATGGTGAATAGTATCATAGAGATAACCTCCACGATTAACACTATTTTTTCCTAGGTTAGCCGCATAATCTTGGCTAAGATCATATTGAATAGCATTATTAGGAATAGCTACTTTTTTTGTAATTGAATCTGGTGTTACTTCTAGATTTAATTCTTTATTAAATGTCCAGCCTTCAGACTGAACTTCACGTGATACTTCTTTTAAAGTATTAAAAGCAATCGCAACGTCCGGGTTAGTTTGAGTTTCTACTTTATAAGAAACAACTGATTTTAGGATTGATATATTACCTGTTGATGAATGTGAAATATTAACAGTGTAGTTATATGTTTCTGGTGTTGTACCTACAGCTACACCTGTTGTAGAAACAGCTGTGTTAGGGATAATACCAGTACCACTTAAATAAGTACCTACAGGTATGTCTGCTTCTTCAGTAGTTAATGTAGTACCAGAAATACTACCAGTAAAAGCAGTAAGTGGTTCAAGTACAAAAGTTGTTTCAGTTGTTAGAGTATTCACGGGAGCCTGACCAACTGACGCCAGGATCTGATTAACAGCTTGTAGCTCAGTATTGGAGCCAGTAGTAGGAAAAGGCATAATTTGATAATGAGTATTATTCTCAAATGTGATTAAAAAAAAGGAGTCCCCGAAGAGACTCCCAATATAAGATAAACAAACGTATCAGGCAACGTTTGAAGGATAAGAAGTACCAAATGCAGCAGGAGCACTGTTAGTAGCATAAAGCTCAACAGCAGCAGCAGGGTTCAGGAAATCAGCGCCCATAGCAAGACGACCCAAGATAACATCACCCTGATAAATCACGGAGACATCACCACTGGTTACTTGAACCTGAGGAGCGATAGCTTCGACACAACCAGCAGCTTCACGCTGGAAGATCAAACCACAAGAGGTTTCAAAGGCATTAGCAGCACCGTAGTTATTACGGGGACCAGCATCAGAGCTGACAGTACCAGCTTCGATGTCTTCACTAATGAAGTCACCAACGTTACCAGGGCTAGTAATAGCACCACCATAATTAACACCATACCTACCGAAGAAAGGAATATTCATCGACTTGTAGATCTTAATACCAGCGATCTCTACAACACCTTTACCACTTTGCAGTGAAGCACCTTGAACATCACGATTAATCAAACCACTATCACCAGTAGCTTGAATCAATACATTATATTGACGTGGGTTCAAGACACCAACACGTCCATCTTGTGATACACCCTTTTCATCAAGAGCAGCAGCTGCATCAAAGAATGCGTTTACAAGTTTAGCTTGATCATAAGCATCAGATTCAGCACCTGCACCAGTGCCAACTTGAATTTGAGTACCACCTGGCTCAGCATAACCAGTTTTAGAAACTGGAGATGCAAGACGAGCACCTTTAGCAATTTGACGGAAGATCAAACGGTCATACTTTTCAGCAAGGGCATAACCAATCTTACGTGAAATCTCAGAACGCATATCATACTGAGCAAGAGTCTCATCAAGATTATAAACGAAGGCTGAACTAATCAGCAAATCATCAACCGTGATGGTCTTTTCTGCTACAGGAGGAGCGTTGTTGGAGTCACCAAGAATGCTGTTACCAGGAGTATGGTATTCAGATTTGGTACGACCTGTGTAGATAAACTGCATTGACTTACCACCAGTCAATGTACGCTTCATGACCAAATCACGAGCGATTGTGTTGTTTTGAAATCCTTTGAACATTTCTCCACTGAACAGTTTCAGATAGAGAGCGCGGCGTTCGCTAGTATCAGCGATAGCACCATTAAGTGCACCCGGCGCAGTAAGCTTAGCAGGGTTTACACTAGATTGATAAGTCATTTTAAATAATAAATAATAGAGATATACTTGTCACCAAACGTTTGATGTTTAATTTTTATTGTGGTCTATCCCACCGTCTAGACGGCAAAGGTTATCCTCGTAAGGGCCAGTGCCAATAGTGATGCCCCGAATTGCACGGGGCGCAAGCTCTAGCTCACTTGGTGTACTTTACACCGCGATAGCAATAAGTTTTGCCTTGCATAGTAACCTCTTTAGAAGCCTCCACAAGCCCCGTTCCATGCTTATGGTGTCATGCGTCCCGAAGGATGAACGGACGTGCTTCTAGTGCGTGCTAACGCACACTAGCCGATTACAGGTGCCTTAGAAGAGGCAAGGTCAAGTGGAAAGTTGTGGGCATTTCTTTCATGAATCACTTCTAGACCAAGACCAGCACGGTTCAAGATGTCAGCCCATGTATTAACTACATGACCTTGTGATTCTACAATCGATTGGTTAAAGTTAAAGCCATTTAAGTTGAATGCCATAGTACTGACGCCAAGAGCAGCAAACCAGATACCCACGACAGGCCAAGCAGCGAGAAAGAAATGCAAGCTACGGCTGTTATTAAAAGACGCATATTGAAAGATGAGCCGACCGAAATAACCATGTGCTGCCACAATGTTATAAGTCTCTTCCTCTTGCCCGAATTTGTAACCATAGTTCTGGCTAATGTCTTCAGACGTTTCACGAACAAGTGACGACGTAACCAAAGATCCGTGCATAGCTGAGAACAAGCTACCACCAAAAATACCAGCAACTCCCAACATGTGGAAGGGGTGCATGAGGATGTTGTGTTCGGCTTGGAATACCAACATATAATTAAAAGTACCGGAAATGCCAAGAGGCATAGCGTCTGAAAAAGAACCTTGTCCAAAGGGATAAACAAGGAAGACAGCGGATGCCGCTGCCACGGGTGCTGAGTATGCGACAAAGATCCAAGGCCTCATTCCAAGCCGATAACTAAGTTCCCATTCTCGTCCAAGGTAACTGTAGATACCAATAAGGAAGTGGAAGATGACAAGTTGGAAAGGTCCACCGTTATAGAGCCACTCATCAAGACTTGATGCTTCCCAGATGGGGTAGAAATGTAGACCGATGGCGTTTGAAGATGGGACGACTGCCCCTGAGATGATGTTGTTTCCATACATGAGAGAGCCAGCAACGGGCTCACGAATTCCGTCAATGTCAACGGGTGGAGCTGCAATAAATGCAACGATGAAGCAGGTGGTAGCGGCAAGTAATGTTGGAACCATAAGGACTCCAAACCAACCAACATATAGTCGATTGTTAGTACTGGTTACCCAGTCACAGAAGTCCTTCCAAATATTCTTTTGTTGTAGCGTGATTGTAGACGTAGCCATTTAAGTAATAGTTCATGTGTGTTTTTTGTTCTAGTAAGTAAGACCATTTTTCGGACTTGGCTGTCCAAAGCTAGGGGAGGAATTGCACCTCCCTTATTCTATTTAGCTTCTTCTTCAACAGAAGGGTTTCTTAATTCATTTAATTGTTCTAGTGTTGTAGGAGCACCAGAACCTGCAAACATACGAGATGGTGAATTAACATCAACTAGATATTGATCCCACTCAAGGGGAGCTTCTCCTTGGAAGTTAACGTGATGTCTGGTGTCGTATGTAGGGGCTGTTAATTCAACCCCCTCTTCGTCATAGGTGCCTGGAAGCGTCTCTATTGAGCCAATTTCATCGATGGCTCTATCATGCGTGTAAGGGATTACAACAGCCTCAGGGGCTTCCTCAGAGGGCTCAGAAAGCCATCCAAGGGTTCCACAGGCTGCTACAAAGGTATCCCTATCTGGGAATCGGTAGCAATACATAGTTATTCTTCAATTGTAAATACATAACCCAGCTCTTCAGCACGAGCTACGGCTTCTTGTTCGTTATCGAATTGTTCGATACTGGGTTGACCTGATTTAAATGCACTGCCTTGCTCTAGTTCAACGTAGTGAACCACATCAGGACCGTGGCAGACGTAATAAGTAGTGTTGTCCATAGGATTAAGCATTGAAGGAAATAGTCCAACCTTTGACAATAAGGTTGTCGTAAGCAGTGACAGCCGCTGTTGACCAGGTAGTTTTCCCTGCGTTAGTACCGCCGTTAATGCCAAGAGTAATGTTAGAAGCACCATTAGTATCTAGTGAGACAAGGATGTTCTCAATTGATTGTGCAGTTAGGGCGCAGTTAGTCCAAGCACCCTGAAACGCATTAGAAATAAGGGTTCCCGTTGTGTCAAACATATTCGCGGGAAAGTCAGCCAGGCTGGAACAGTCATACCAGGCATCAAGGAATCTAGTACTGCTAGAGAAATCAAGCGCCAAGAAAGTTGTAAGGCTGCTGCAGTCACGCCAGGCATTGGTAAAGAGAGTGCCTGACGAAGTATTAATCAACGGGAAACTAGTAAGGCTGTTGCAGTTACGCCAAGCCCTGACCAAGTTAGTAACCCCACTTGTCACATCAAACGGACAAACAAATGAAGTCATGTTAGACGCACCGTCCCAAGCGCTTGTTAGGTCTGTCCCTAAATTAGCCCCTGGACCAATAGTGACAGACGTGATCTGACTTGCATCAGCGGTTACGTTATTAAAGTATGGCCTATAAACACCATCACTATAAACAACTAAATCATAGTCACCAGCAGTATAAGTATGAGCTAACGTGTTAGACGTGCTTGATTCATAACCACCTGTTGAATCCCAGTCAACTGCATAATCAACAGTACCGGAAGACCTTAGGTTAAACGTACCACCAGTACTTGTGATGCCGTAGGTAATGATTGCAGGGGCTAGTGTGCCGTCAGTAATCTTGATTAGGTCTTGGTCTGATTTACGGGTTGGGAAGTAGGCAAGGCGGGCAATGGTGCCGTTCAATATCCTATTCGGATCACCAGAAGCACCTAT